TTCTGAAGAAGTGTAGACCGATTTATCTCTTGTTTTGATTTGTCTGAGGTTGAAACCAAAACCGTTCATGTTTGGGAAATTGGTAAATCTATTAATATAATCTTTTCCGTAAGATGGTGGTATTGTTTGTAGTTGTGAGTTAGGACTGGCACCTGTGAATGTTTGATTTGTTATTACAGCTTGTTGTCCTGAATTATGATATCCTGTTTGTTCAAACCATCCTCCACCTTTTTGAAAAAAGAAGTCTTGAGTTGTTCTTGGCATTGTAGGATAACCCTCTTCATTTATAGGGTAATCATCTATTGAATAAGTTGACGCACTTAGAACTTGATTTGTTGTTAATGCTGTATATGTTCTACCTTTGAATTTGTATTCCGAACCTGGTAGGTAAGCAGGTATATTTTGAACATAAGTACCTCCCGATAATTGTGCAAATCTAACTAAAAAATCAGAATATTTTAAAACTCTATCAGCTAAATAAACGGACTCATTATATTCTACCAATGCGTCAGGAGCACCAATGGTCTTCATCAAAAACTCTATAGAACGTCTAGTTCCTTTTGAGCGATACAGATGTGCCGAATTTAAAATTAATTTTTTATAATATTCGAAGTTAAGTTCTGTTGGTGTTTGGTCTCGGGTCCAACCATCATAAATTGATTTATTTTTAACACCATAAACAGAAGTTAAAAAGTCTTCATTAGTAATTGGTGATATGTTTGTGTCCCACCCTAAAGTTTTGGCCAAATACACCAACAAAGATGATGGTATATCATCACCTGAAATATAATTCACAGATGGTATTCTCGCCAAAACATCAATAAACTTTTTAGTTTCGTCAAAACTTCTAGAATACAACTGTAATACTTTTTCAACTTTTTGGTCAGGAGTATCAAATTCGTGAAAAGCACCCGTAGTTAAAAATCTACTTATTAAATTCGTTTTAAAATCGTCTATTTCCGCACCGTATTGTGCCAACTTACCAACATATGATTGATATGCGGATGTTATAATATCTAAATTCCAAATACCGAAAATAGGCCAAGTTAGATATTCATAAGCTGTATAATAAGAACCATCGTCAGTTTGTCTCGGTACTTTGAATTGTGCCGTGTATTTTGGTACAACAAACCTATTGAGTAAGAATTTTTCTACCTCATCGAAATCATTCGCAAAAACCATTTCGGTTTTTTGTTTGTTGGGTCTAACAACTAAAGAACTTGTAATCGCGGTTAAACCTGAAAAACAATCACCAGAAACTGTGAATGAAATTGTCCCTGCGGTTAAACTTTGACTACCACTAAACACAACCACAGGAAATTCAGTACTTCCTGTTCCTATGAATAAGGAATAATCTTTGTATGTAGATGTAAGAGCTCTTAATGGACTTACTTTTGATGGTCTAAGTGATACATTCCTCGCAGCGTTTGTTGTATAATCAATATCGAAAATGTTTTTGATTCTTGTAACATCAACATGAAAACTTGTTACATTTTGGGTTTGGTTATAAACAACATTAGAACAAGTAAAAGCGGTAGTGTAGTCAAAATATATTTGGTCTATCTCCAATGCCGCAGGAAAGAAATTAATTATTTGGGTAACTGAAACTTCAAGTCTTTTAGATAAAGAACCGTAGAGTGTGAAGTTTGTTACTTCAGTTAAATCATAATTGGGATAAACTTTGAGGTCTTTAGCCGCTGCTTTTCTCGCCTCTTCTATATTATCAATGTTTAATGTTGATAATGTAATAGGGTCGGAAAAAACACCAGTTTGATATTCTTCGGTTATTTTTTCAACAACACCATAATCAAAAGTAAAATTAGTATTTGTCAGTCCACCACCTTTAACGGATTGAAACCCTACTAAATTCTCAGTAGGGCTTTGAAAACCAGCACCTGTATTTGGAACGACAATTTTAGCCATTAAGGAATGATGTTATCAAAATTTTGACTTGTATCAATGTTATTACCTCTATCTTGACGAACCTCATAAAGGATATCATCAAAGTCACTTCTAACTTCAAACAAGTTGTATTGTTTATAGATTCTACTTTGTGAGTCGTAAATTGTGTACAATCCAGGTTCGATAGCTTTAACTTGGTTACCATAAAGAGCAATTGCAATACTATTCAAGTCGTATTCCGCCATTTCTATTTCAATCATGAATGGGTTGAAAAATGTGTTTGTTAGTATTACTCTCTGTCCTGGTTGCCCTATAAATGGTATAGCAGCTGGGTTGTTAGACGGTGAGCTAGATGGAGAAACCGTCATAAATACGAGGTTCCTTGTCGCGGGTGAATCAATATATCTATATCTAGTTGTGTTAACGTTTGTGGCGGTTGGTTGTGTTATTATAGTATCAACATAGAATGATGATGTAATCATCCTATAGAAATTTGGTATTTTGGTTCCGTCGGCATTCAAATACTCAACTCTGTAACCAACTAATCCTTGTGAGTTGAATCTTGACCTAAAACTAGCTGGTACATTATTTACATCAACCACTAAACCTTTAACAGAAGGTAATGAAGCTAACACTCCACAGTCAGTTAAGGTTGTTCTAATCTGAACAGGTCTAATCATTAAAGAGTAAATACCTATTTGATTAAATTCATCAGAAGGTAGTCTCAAGTTATACATACCACCCAATATTTCATTTGTTCCACCGCCAGTATTTGAGTTGTTGAAATATGGTGTTAGTATTTGTGCGGCGTTTAATTTTTTGATTACAGGTGTTGCGGTATAGTCTCTTGATGGTGTATAAATCATTATGATTTCAACATCTTCAGGGGACATATCCGCTGGTCTTGTAATACCGTAGGTTCCTAGTGCCATTATATTGTTGTTATTTTAAAATATCCGTATCCGTAATTTATGAGGTCGTTCATACCATCTACTTCTCCAAATCTAAATAGACTCTCAGTACCTGATAATTTACCTCTATCTATAAATACATTTGATTGTATTTCCGCACCATTTACCATACCAATTAATACTTCTTCTTTAACTATAGGTATTAGAGTTATCATTTCTTGTGTTAATCCTGAAACAATAGGTACAATTTTATCAGGGTCTGTTGGGTCAGAATATCCTGTAATGAATAAAGTATACCCTTCAGGATAATCATAATACAATTGATTATTTAATGTATAGGCAGTGTACGTGTCTGAAATTCTATTCACCAAACCAACTATCTTACCTTTTTTAATTACTGGTACTCCTTCCACATACGGGTTCGGCCCATATAATCTTAGTTGGGCCAACTGAGAATTAGTAAACCCTGTAACAAAAAATGGTACTTTCTTAAATTTTGGGTAAGATGATGAGACTTGAGCAGGATAATTGTTGTAGCTATCACCCGTAAAAATCCATTTGTAAGATACTGGAGTACCTGACCAATAAGTTCCCATAGGTAAGAAGAAAGATTCACCCTGTTCATTTATTATTCCTAATGACTCAAATGGTATTTTTATGTTCTTAGTTGTTATTGTTACACCCCAAGGTCCTTGACCACTCATAGATATTGTATAGGACTTACTTTGGTTTGTCGGATTGAATGGGTATGAGTGTAATGTGTATTCAGGTGCTTTATTTTTTATTAGTTGTGGTGAAGTTCCGTCACCCCAATCTACAGTATATATTATGTCTTGAGCAAGCTCTTGTGATGTGTTGTATAGGTATAAATTATAATTCTGCGGTGAGCCTGTAGTTCCACTATAAATAAAATTATTATTTAAATCTTTTTGTAATATAGCACCGTCAAATCCTGAGTAATAACCAATATCTTTATAAGATTGTTCAAACATTATTGGTATAGTAAGACCTGTCAGAACTGAATTTCCATTAGTCCCCCCTGTTAATAAGTAAGTCATACCTGTCCACATTGGTACTGTTTGACCACTTACTTGTAAATTGACCTTGGCGGACTGTAAAAATTCTTGTGATATCGATACTTTGAATATGTCTGTTTTCATAATTAACTACAACTACAATCTGTATGTTTAGAGCTTATTAACGAACCAACACCTGAGGTTGTTAATTCTTGAATTACTTTCCAACAACCAACATTAATTGTTCCACTTAATTTTACAAAATCACCAACTTGTACACCCAAACTATTGTTATCAATTCCGTACAT